TTATTGGAAGAAGGCAAAATAGATGAAAGCGCCGACGATGGTGCCGAGGATAATCATGAGCGTGATGGCGATAGCGAGAGAGATACCAATTCCCTTCGGACGGTCTTCAATGATCATGGTTGTGGTCTTTTTGGCTGATTTTTTGCTATGATCGCGCTTTTCATAGACGTTCTTGCGTGGTCTGACTGGAGATGACGACTCCTCTTCATTTTGATCATCGAGGCGAGCAGCATTTTCGCGAGTCGAGTCAGAGAGTGGGCGCTTGATGATTTTGTCGGTGTTGATGAAAGGAGAGCGACCACCGAGGATGTAATTCATATTATTTTCGGATGTATCAGAGGTGGAATCGAGTTTTTGTAAGGTTTTTTCTGAAGTGTTGCCTGAGATTTTTAGTGCTGTTCTTAGCGCAGTTTTTTGTGCGGTATTTTGTGTAGCATTGTTTGCTAGGCTTTCCGCTAATCGATCACTTACTGGGGTTTTTACTGGCTTTTTAGCTGTAGTTTTTGCTGGGGTTTTCTTTTCAGATGGCTCGTCGAAGGCGCTCATTAAAAGATCTTCTAGGTCGTCAGAATCATCTTTAATAACTTGCTTAGCGCGGTTCGGCTGAGTGGAGCGACGGACATTGATTGAGGAGCTGAATTCTGATTCGAGTTGGTCCTCAAAAAGATCATCATCAAGATCTGCAAGGGTTTTTAGTGGGTGGGCTGCCTGAGGTTCAAGACGAGAATTTAGCTGGTTGCTTGGCTGGAAATTTGACTGAGGTTCAGATTGAGCTGGGCGAAGAGGGCCGGCTGGACGAATACGACCAAAGAGTTTGCGGGTAGGAGAGGCGATGACCTGAATGCGAGAAGATGCCGAAACCTTGGTATCGCCAGCTGGGCGAAGAGAGGTGGTATTGTTTGAGACCGTGGAGCTCGGAGCGGTGTGGCTTTGGGCGGCGGAGTTTATGGCGACAGAGTTTGGGGCGGAGTTTATGGCGGAGCTTGCGGCAGAACTTGCGACAGAGCCAGTTGCGGAACCTGCGGCAGAACTTGGGGCAAAAAATGGAGTGGTTTGGCGTGGTTTTAGTGTGGCGCGTTTTGAGGCGGCAATTTTGGAGGCCTCTTCGCGGCGCTGCATTTCCTGAAGAGCTCGCTGCTTGCGGATTTGCTCGGCCTGAAGACGCTTTTTTGCTTCAAGTTCCATGGCTTTGCGGCGAGCGGCCATCTGTTCGGCAGCTTCACGCTGAGCCTGGCGTTGGTGTTCCAAAATACGCTGACGCTCACCCTCAAGAGCGCGATTTCTGGCCTCTTCAGCGGCTTGGTATTCTGATAACTCCTGTTTTGCAGCTTCGATACGGCGCTGATTCAGGTTTTTGAGACGATTTTGCTCTTCGATTTGATGTTTGATAGCTTCACGACGAGCCATTTCCTGGCGCGCAAGCTTTCGGCGCTCAAGTTCACGGTCGGTTGGAAGTGGAGCAGTAGCACGACCAGCGCTACGCACGGGCGCAAAATCCATGCGCCTTCGCGCGGCTGATGCTACTAATGGTTGGCCTTGAGTTCTTGATTCGTCCTGCATAAACTTATTGTTTTCTTTTTATATTATACTCGATTTTTTAAATTTTGAAAATTTGCATGAGCGGTTTATTTTGATAGGTGGGCAAGGATTTAAGGTTTTGCTGGATGAGGATTACTCGCGGACGCGTTTGGCGGTCTCGATAATTTCATTAAAATTATCAGAGATGAGACTAGACTCGCCGACTAGCACACCATTAACACCTGGAATTGTCAAATAAGCACCAGCGTTATTTGGATTGACGCTACCACCGTAGAGGATTGGAATTTCATCTGCAGTAGCTTTGCCATAGATACTGATAAGCTGCTCCTGAATAATCTTGATGGAGGCAGCGATTTCATCAGGGGTGGCTGAGCGAGCTTGCTTGGTGGTGGAGATAGCCCAGACTGGCTCGTAGGCGATGATACATTTTTTCACGTCTTCCGTATCGATTTCAGAGAGACCACCGAGGAGTTCGTCACGTAAGACATCTTTGGTTTCGCCAAAGTTGCGCTGATTTTCGGTTTCGCCGATACAGAGAATTGGGGTGATATTATTTCGGATAGCGGCAGCAACTTTTTGACTGATGTCACGGTTGGTTTCGCCAAAGATAAAGCGACGTTCGGAGTGGCCAATTAAAGCATAAGTTACAACACCACGAAGCTGGGCGATGGAGACTTCACCAGTGTATGGACCAAAATCTTTTTGGTAGAAATTTTGGGCGGCGAGTTTGATTTTTGACTTATTGCGCTCAAGTTGAAGAGACAAAGAGGCGAGAGAGATAAAGCTCGGGGCGATGATAATTTCGATGCCGCGCGTAGGTTTGATTTTCTTTAGTAACCTTTGGAGATAAATTGAGGAATCCCCAACAGTTAAGTTCATTTTCCAGTTGCCCATCACGTAAGTTTTCATAGGTTTATTATATCACTTAAAAATTTTCCATGATAGTAAATTACCACGGTTTCTATTTTCTAAGTGTTAAAGAATTTAGCTTGGCTTGAAGGCTTCGCTAAGATATTTTTAGTGTAGCGAAAATTCACCATTTTGTCAATAACGATATTATAGTCATGCAGATAGTTTTCCACAATCCCCACTAATCTGCATGATCAATATCATCTCTCACTAAGCCGTGGTAAATTTATATTTATCAAAGAAATACTCTAAATGTCCTTCTAGACCATGAACGTATCGTTCTGTAGTTTCAATCCTTGCGTGTCCTAACATTTCTTTAGTCTCCATTAGCGAAGCACCATGTTTTTGAATATCGGTTGCAAAAGAGTGGCGCAAAGCATGTGGATAGAAGTTTTTGAATCCGGCTTGATAAAATGGTTTTTTCATTAGATAGCGGATATCTTCAACCGACATCGGCTCATTTTTTCCGGGTGTTCTCACCCAGATAAAATCGCTTATTCGGTTTCTTTGAATCCAATCGTCTAACCGACTTCTTGCTTCTTCGCTCATATATGATTCACGTGCTTTCGATCCTTTACCAATAAACGTTACCATTCTTCCATTAAGGTTCATGAGCCGAAGATTGCGTAATTCAGAAATTCTAAGTCCACAATCAAAACAAAGCTTTATTAGTAGCCACTCTAAGTGATCAGCGTATCTCAATACTTGCTCAATCTGTTCTCTGGTGTAGTAAACCCTACGAGGTGGTTGTTCCTTACATTTAATAATCAATCGTAGTTTCAATTTTGGAAATGATACCCCCATATCTTGAAAATATCGAAGCATGGCAACTAAATTGACTAGTCTGCTATTGATTGTCCTGCCAGAACATCCACGAGCAGTTTGCTCTGCTATCCATTCATTGACGTGCTTGTTTGATAATTCACTAAGACTGTCAATCTTAATTGTTTTGAGAAACTCCCTGCAAATCCATCTTTTGCTGTGAAGAGTTTGTTCACTCATGCGACGAACGTTCTCGCAGTAATTCAAATATTCATCTATTTGCTTATCTATTGATTTTAAGTTTTTCATATTCTTCCTTATTGAAAGAAAAGCCCCAAGCTCGGCTAATCACCAAGCAAGAGCTTGGGAAGCTTTTCGTGTCTAAATTAAAATTAAATTATTTTTTTAGTTAAGCCTATTACTATTGGTATATATGGTTATATGGGTGTGCGGATTTCGCACACTTAACAGGGGTCGGGAAGTGTGCGGATTTCGCACACTTCATGGTACTTTTCCACAGACTTATCCACAAAAAATGGGGTATTTTTCCACATGTTTTCCACAGATTTTGCATAGTTTTCCACAGGTAAAATTTGACAAATAAAGAGAGGTATGCTTCTTCAGCTACCTCCATAGTTTTTGCAATTTAATTTATATTATTTTAAGTATTTTTATCCCCGAAAAGACCCTCTGACCTCGTTTAACATCATCAATTGCTATTAAACCTAAGTCTGCAAGTTTGTGATTTAATCTGTAAAATTGAAATCGATCAAGTCCAAAATCTTGTAGTATGACACGATTAGAGATCCTTGCATATCCATATTTATCTGGCTTAAATCGTGATATATAATCTTTCAGCGAGTAATACCAACTCCACGCTACTAAATCACCATTAAAAACGGTGGAGAGCGTCCTCTTATCCATCCTGACGTAGTAGTTATTAGTCGACATTTTACCTCGCTTATGATTGTGAGGCTATTCCATGAGAAAGCCCCCTCGTAATTTAAACGAGGAGGCTCAAACTCCATTACATCAATTTCCTTGAGTTTAATAAAAATTACACAATATGTCAATCCTTAATTTTAGCCCAACGAGCCTGCACAGCTCTTCGAGCTGCTTCAGAACGTTGCTTAGCGCTAAGGCTTTTATTTGGCAGATTCTTAGCCAACTTAGATGTGTATTCATCCCATTTATCAGCTTTATCTTTTAGTTCATTATATTCAGTTTTTGGGATGGTAATATATTCAATATCGTTATTCATGTTCCTCCTAATAGTGGTAAAGACTTGACTATTTAGTTATGTCTTGCTAGAATGGAGTTGTTATGTTAGATTACTTTCGTCTTCGTGGGGCGAAAGTAATTTTTATTTCAAGTCTTAATCGAGAGATTTTGAATGAAATACTCATAGCTTCCTCCTTTCTATCATTTTTTAATGTGCCAATGTCTTTACCACTATCTTAGTTATACACCACATGGCGTATAAAGTCAAGGGAATTTATCTATTTTTTAATAAAGAATTTATTGTGCTTTTGTGTACTCTACGATTACATGCCACTTTTTTGTTTTACTAATAGCTGAACCGACTTGAAAAGCGATATCACCAAGTTTTGGACGAATAGAGAAGCCACCATGCCATCCCCCATCAACGCCATTAGCGCTATTCCCATAAAGCCATGGAATTGGGCGCCATTCATTGTAGTCAGAAAATGCTTCACAGTGAGCAAATACAACGGTATCAATGATATTCGCCTCAGCTAGCTTTGTCGACGCAGGAATATATCCAGTACCTTTAACTACTTTACGGTAGATAGTTTTACCATCTTCCCATATACCTATAATCTGTTCATCGGTATTATATTTGTTATTTAATTTAGACAATGGAATCATACCATTTTCGAGGTTAGTTCCATTCGCTAAACCAGTACAAAAATCAGCTAAATACTTGTCGTTAGCGACCATCTGATCCATCTCTGCTGCAGTTAGAACATCGAGTGGCGTAAAATCCATATTAGGGTATGGTAAAGTTGCTGCCATTATTTTGTCTCCTCATTAAAATAAAAATCTGTGTACTCAAAGCTAGTATCAGTTGCAGTCATCACAACTCGCTGAGCCAAAGCAATATCAATCTGTTTAGCAACGTTATCTAAGAAGTTTTCAATGATCTTTTCGGAGTCTGAAGTTGTCAAAATCATTAAACAAAACTTGACGACATTTTTATCTCCAGTAGTGTAATTTTTGGCGTAACGATATGTCGGAACTTGAGTAGTTTTTGCAATATTATGCTCAAAATAAGTTCGTCCAGCCGGTGATTGACGAACGGAAAACTCATCATTTAATTTTGGTTTCCAAATTGCAACTCGATCAAGAATAAGTTTATTTATCATATCCATGATTATGTAATTTAACAGGGTGGCAATGGTATGATTCCATTACGTAAATTGAAAAGTGGATGCATTACAGTAATTAGTGGAGATTCATATCAACAGCCTATTGGGGCTGGAGCGAAGATTCCTCTTAGTAAGATAGAAAACAAGGTCGGAGATAGTTTATCTCTGAGTGATAGCTCAATTGTTATTGGCGAAGGTATAAGCTATGTAAAAGTTTCAGCTTCTGTTTATTATCAACAAAATGGAGTGAATTATGGCTGGTTTGAATTAATGAAGAAAGAAAAACCAGTCCCACACACTAGGACAATCACTACTATGACGTCAGGATTTGGGACTGCTGCACTTGCGACTGTTTTAGTACCAGTATCTAGCGGTGATTTTTTCTGGCTTCAAAACCTTGACTCACGCAATATCAATGAAATAAATACTTTTATGACTATTGAAATTATAAAATGAGCCTATTCAGGGCTTACATCGATACAATAATCAATGACTAAGTGCCACCAATAAGCACTAGCCATGTTATTTTTAAGTTGCATTACTACTACTTTTCGCAACGAATCCATATAGAAACCAGCAACCCAGTTATTATCACTTGTGTCATATAGCCAAGGTACAGTTCTCCAAGACCCATTATTTGCTTTGTTCTTAACAACCATTCTCATATCAATGACGGTTGCACAATTTGCCACAGATACTTCTTTAGGAACATCCCCTTTTCCAAAATAGACTTTTCTATAAATTTTCCTACCATCAATCCAGGTACCAACCTCTATCGGTTCTTTTGAATAGTTAGGCTTTAATTTACGTAGTGGAATCATACCATTGCCACCCTATAATCGCTTACGCTATATTCATATGAATAACGATTCGGCTCTATACCAAAAATTAGGAAAGATGGAAGCGGACATCAAGAATGTCAGTGATCAACTATATGAAGTTAATCACAAAATAGACACATTTAATGCAATTTCTCAACGAGTTACAGTTCTAGAAGAACGAGCCACAGACCGATCCAATAGGCTTCACAAACTTGAAGAGAACCAAGCCAAGATTGTCTGGGCGATCGTGATGGCAGTTCTTAGCGCAATTTTGAAGTTCGTAGTTATTGATGGGGTTCATCGATGAAAAAGACGAATTGGTTATCAGTTTTAACTTGGGGAGGATTGATGTTGTTTAACATCTTATTCTGGCTATTTGTAACCTTGAACGGATGTTTTGTTCAGGCATTAATTTCATATATCGTTATTGGGACGCTATTTATAATCTTAATGTTTAAGGAGTTAAAATGAGCTGGAAACAAACACTATATCCTAACCTAGATGATAAAAAATTAGTTATCTACCACCAAGGCAAGCCTCTGACAGATTGGCTCTTGTGGTGTCTGGCTGTAGCACAGAAGACATTTAATGTGGCTCCTTTTGTAGAGTCTGCTCAAATTGCATGGAGCTGGAATAACACAAAACACCAAGACCGTAATCTCCCAGATGGCTGTTTTGTGCCTATTTGGTGGACTGGTGGTTATAAGAACTATGGTCATGTGGCTATTGCTAAGCGTACCGGTAATCGCATTCAGATTTGGTCAAGCCCATATACCCGTAAACCATTTTTCGATTATTTTGAAGGCGAATTAAACGCTACTATCGATACTGTCTCTCGTATTTACAGCGTTGCTTATGCAGGCTGGACTGAAACGATGAATACTACAAGAATTGTCGAGTGGGTCAACCCACCACAGTTAAAGTCCAATGAAGAAATCGCAGCAGAAATCTGGCAGAACAAGTGGGGTAATGGACAGGACCGAATCAACCGCTTAACTCAAGCCGGCTACGACTGGAAAGTTATTCAGAGTCTAGTCGATAAAGGTGTGGGTAAACCGCAACCTGAACCACCGAAGCAATCAGAACAACCAGTTGAGCCACCTAAGCCAGAACCAGTCCCAGAAACGCCTAAGGAAAATACGCAAGAAAAGGAGAAGCAAATGGAAGAAAACAAAACAGAAAATATTAACAAGGACAAGCAGAAAGTTGAAGAAAAGGAGACAGAACTCATGAAACCTGCACTCACTGATGAGCAAATCAATAAAATTAACGAAGAATATATGAAACTAGCTAATGCTTCGACTGAAGCCATCGCAGAGGCTGGATCAGGGTTTGAGTTCAGCAATAAAACTAAGATTGTTGCTTATTTAATTGGAGACTTCTTACTTTTAGGCTCTGCCATCACGCCACAAGTTGTGCTTGCTATTATGAGCTTAAACGATAAGAATATGACAGCCTTCGGTACGGCTCTTGCTAGTATCTTGGCGACTTTGGGTTCACAGATTTTATTAATTTTTAAGCTTTTGAAGAAAAAGAAGTAAAATTTAAATGACCATCAAAAAACTACCCCTCTATCATAGACGATAAAGGGGTTATTTTAGTTTAGATGATAAGTTTATCATCTATTAAGAAAAACCTCTCAAAATGGCTTAGAATAGCTAAAACGGCGATATGGACAGATTAAGCCATGCTTGTATGTTGATATTGGGGATTTGTGCGTATGGGTTTGAATTTTCCGGCGTCATAAGTCTTTGAAACACGGCAAAAAGCCTGTAATGATTGGTATCTAGCCTGTGAACACTCACAAAAATCTCTGCCTCATGATTCGGCAAAATTATCGTGTAATTTGATGACAAATAGTTTGCTTCCAGACTTGTTTTTATAGTTACATTCTCGAAGAATACACCAGGTGGGGAATCTTTTGCAACCTGCCATGAATCACCAGTTTTATAATTTCCTGCTGGAATATTTAATTCAAAATAAATCTTATTTTTCTGCTTTTGAGCCGTAAAATCACTATTCTGCAGAAAATTAGATATTCTCGAAGTCGTCATATTTCATCTCCATATATATGGTAATAAAAAGTCTCTCTTGATGAACTATTTGATTTATTACATATAATGTATTGCTTATCATTGACTAGCGCGCCTAGATATCCATCATTATTAGTAGATCTCGTAGTAGCCTGTGGCATAACACAATTATGATAACCTTGCGAGTAATTACCTACTTGACCAACCTTCCAAAGCCTAGCTTGAGGAATATATCCAAGGTTATGATTAATAATTGAATCAGTATTAGCTTCGACTGTTATTTTTCTCTGCTCCAGAATCTTAGGGTAATTAAAATCAGAATTGAGCCTAAAATTGGTGATATCGTCTACATTATCTACTTTACCTTCATAATCTGGCGGAACGAACCCAGTCAGTCTGAAGTAAAAAATAGTCTCAGATGAATTGTTATGTGAGCAATTTATATAGATATTATGGTCGTCCGCCCCGATATCGACCACAAATGGTGGCTGACTACTACCATAAAAAATAGGGATTTGAGTCGATAAATCAAATGCTGGATTAAAATTAGCATCAGTAGACCATTGACCAATAATAAGAGGAGTGAATGGTAGGTTGTGTGGCACTATTTTTTTATTTTCATTCCAATACTGACCAACTGGCACTTTTATAGTAGTAGATAATCTGAGAGCAAGTATCGGTATAGGGTAATCGCTACTCATTATAAAATTTCTAGGTTGAGTCATTATTGATTAAGCTCCGTAATCACATCAACATTTGGCTTTGATATATATTGACCGAATCCAGTTGGTGATTTTTCAGAACCGAGATAATAACGCCTAACGTTATTGCCATCCCTCACAATAATCTCACCCGCTGTCTGATCTATTATCATTTTGCCGTCGTTAGATGACGTAACTACATTGCCTGAATATTTTACTGTTTTTTCAATTGTCATACCCTCTCCTTTCTACCCTAATACATCAGTACTGTCCAATGCTGATTGATCTAAGATAAATGGTGAAACAACTGTGGTTTTCTTGAGCGTTAGAGTAGTTTTTAGTTGTGAATCGCCAAGCGACATTTCAATGCCTATAATTTGGTAGTTTCCAACAAATTCTTTAAAATCTACCGACACAATATCCTGAAGCTGAAGTGCTGGATTGCCTTTGACCTCAAGCTTTAAAATCGGCGAATAATTAGCATATTTCTTTAGAATATCTGTGGCGTAATTGTCAATATTCTTATAATTACCAAAGCAATCATTATCGCTAATCTCTAGCGCCTGAACGCCATATTTCTCGACAGATTCACTATCATGAGCTTCATATTCTATTGGACTACCAGAAACTTGCTTGGCTGGCTCGCCAAAAATCTGCAAGAAATTTACAGAAACTGGAAAGCTATTAGTATTAGCAAATGTAAGTTTCATTGAATCAGCGAACAATATGCCAGTAGCCGTGATTTTCTCGGATACTGATTTACCGGATAAATCAACAGCAGTAAAGTTTGAATTATCAGAATTGCCTTTTAGGACTGGATTGGCTGAACATTGCCAGATTGGATCGTCGAACGAAATCCATACATCTTTGGTGCTGTTTGCCGGCAATCGGTAGGCATCTTCTTTAGCTTCACCAGAATATCCGTTGGAATTGTCCATTGTGAAAATAGACTGAAATGCCTGAACAGCGCGGATTTCACTTTTGACTTTAACGGTGTTTACGATACTGTCGGTGCGACTTGGTGTGGCTTTAATAATTGTTGTAGCATTAAATGTCATTACTGGTTGCTTACCGATAATCGAAGTTCTTGGCTGAAAACGGATAATGCCTTGTTCATCAAGCCACATTGCACCGTTTTCAGCTTGAACTAATTCTTTTAAGGCATTGCCGGCATTTTTGCCAGACGCGAAATAAACAAATGGGATGACGTTGAGTCCTGCTGATAATTTGTACATTGCGGGATCGAGTCCAAACTGATTTAAGATAGTAGCAATTACTTGGTCGGTGCGAACATTTCGCATCATCACCATATTTTTGAGGCTCATTTCGCCAATTTCACTCAAGAAATCCATAGCAGTAAAACTTACAACTTCGTCTAGATTCCCATTATAGGTTGGTAAACCTTGAGTAAGCCCAACGAAAACTGGTGCTAAACCACCATCTTTAAATCCCATATAGAGCCGGCATGGTCGTTTTGGCAAGATATATTTACCTATTGGTGAGATACTTCCATCTTCGCTGAAGCTGAAGCGTTTATCGTAATTATTCAACTCAAAATCAGCAATACAACTCTGAATATTGTACGGAAACTCCACAGAGCGTGAGAAGTTCATAGACACGAGTCGCTCTTTTAAAAACATATAATCGTAAGCATCCCATAACTGAATTGGATTTTGGTCGCTCGATCCAAGAAGATCAGCACCATCTAATGCTGATTGACCAAGTGTAAACCACTTGATCCCAGTATTTCTTTTCTTAGTGAACGAAATTGCCACATCCCAATCCAGCGGTCTAACTGAAGCTGCTGCTAGTTGATGGAATTTATCTGAGACGGTAATCATAATTGTGTCGATTCCCTGAATGATACTTTTACATTTTCCACCATTCCACAATTATTGATGATTGATTGATCGCTTAGCTCCATTCTTGCCACCATATTATCAACACCGAGTTCAGGAATAGAAATGCGAGGATATTTATGTAGTTCATATTGACGATTGAAGAAGCCCTCTAGGACGGCATATTCTTCCGCTGATAAGAAGTCCCATTCGTATTCAAATGTAAATTTCTTATATACATAGTCAGTGTAAATATCACCACTTGCAACTAAAACTTCGCTTTTACCGATTTCTCGATTCTTATTAAACGGTGATGGCAACAGTGTATAGGTGATACTCGTATTATCATCTATGATTGTAAGGACTAAACTCATGCTGCCATCCTCGCTTTCTTTACTTCTTCATAAGCATCATGGAAAGTAATGGCGCATTGTCTCAGCTCGCTCTTGGTACCAACAACACCATTAAATGTGAAGTTAAATGTTTCGCCACCGCCATTTCCATTACCAGCACCTAATTTTTCTATCAAACTTGCCATCTTGGATTCAGGTACTACCCATTCGTCCTCACCAGCTTCGCCTGCCATGATGATTTTACCGCCAGCCGTTGCTGGCACGATACCACCAGAAGCTAAACGTGGGATTTTAAGTCTATCTAGCTTACCGAGATTGACACCTGGAATAGCATTGATGATCCCAATAACACCGTTGATCATATCTACGAAGAAATTAACTGTATTTTCTACTACTCCAAGTATGTTATTTATTGCAGTCTTAAATGCATTAGAAAACGCTTGCCCAATCTTCTCACCACCTTGACCAAACATCTCGCTTACCCGTTTCCAAACCTCTGCAAATAAGCCACCTAAAGTAGCGATCAATGCCCCAAAAATCATAGGCACTGCACGCACAAGCGCCATGAATAAGATTATCGCTGCTGATAATAATTGTGCAATTGTATTCGGGTCAATTAAGAACGCGATTATATTTGTGATTATCTGTGGCAACGCATTAGTTAAAGCAGTAAGGATTTGTGGTAATGCTTCAATAATCGCCATAAATAGTTTTACCGCACCGTTTAGTAGCATAGTAAGCGTTGCTGGTTCCGTAAGTTTCGTAACAATAGTAATAACTAAATTAGTGATAGCGTCTATTAAGCTAGGTAAAATAGTAACTATTGCATCAATTAGTTTAGGTAAAACCTCTACTAAAGCATTAAATAATTGTTCAATAAGCCCCGGCAATATTTCCACGATCGACATTACAATGCTGATTATTGCCTCAAGCACTGGTGGCAATAGCTGACTAACTAGTTTCGGAATTTCTGCGATGATAAGTGGTGCGACATTCTGAATAAGTTGAACCATGCCTCCCAAAGCAACTTCAATTGTTGGCAATAAATTTTTACCTACTGCCTCGACTGATTCAACGACGTTATTTAGCAACTTACCAAAATCTTGAGTGTCATCAGCAAGTCCTGTAACAAGGTTGCTCCACGCGCCTTTAAGCATTCCTATACTTCCGCTGATGGTTTCGGCAGCTTCCTTTTGTGTTGTACCCGCAATTCCGGTATTCTCTTGAACTAAATGAATCGCTTCAATAATATCTTGGTAGTTGCTAATATCGAATTTCTTGCCCATTGCTTGTGGTAGCTTTTCGGCATCCTTGAGTAAACGCTCCATCTCAGTTTTAGTACCACCATAGCCAAGTTTAAGGTTATCAAGCATGGTGTAGTTTTGCTTAGCAAAGCCTTGATAGGCGGTTTGGATTAACCCCATATCAGTACCCATCTTATTGGCGTTATCAGACATATCTGTTACTGCCATGTCTGCATATCTAGCCGCTGCGGCAGTATCACCTTTTAAGCCCTGAAGCAGTGAGGCTGAAAAACCAGTTACGGTTTCCATGTATTGATTGGCAGAAAGTCCAGCAGTTTTATAAGCATTGTCTGCATATTGGAATACTTGATTTTGAGAATCCTTAAATAAAGTTTCTACGCCGCCAGTAAGTTGTTCATAATCACTAAACGAAGAGATTGATGATTTAAAAATGTTTGTGAGACTAGAAAACGCTGATTGGAAACCAGACATGAGTTTTTGCCCCATAAATCCACCCATGCCAGCCAAAAAGCCATTACCAATGTTTTTTAGACCATTTTTGAATTTCTCTCCAAAGCCATGACTAGCTTTTTCACCTGAATCTTTACCACTTTTATCACCAGCAGAACCCAGTTCAGTCTTCATCGTTTTTTCGACATGAGAAATCTCGGACTTAAAATCTTTAGTATCAATTTTGACTCGATATTCAATTTCACCGACTACAGTACTGCTGGTACTCATTATTTATTCACTCCATCAATAAAAGGTTTCATCCCATCACGAAGGGTCTCGTTAGGATTTTTGCTGAAGGCACTGCCAGTACCGACGCAAACAATTCTTGCATAGTTCACATAATCACTATGTTTAACCTTCTGCCCAGCATCCACTAAGGCTGATAGCTCTTCCATAGATAATGGCATCTTCTGCTTTTTACCAGTATGCTCATCAAAAGTTTCGATATAGCCACGTTTTGCTGCAACGATCGCTTCCCAGCCATAAAGCATGCCGAGTTCAGCAAGCAAATATGCTACTCTAGATACTTTACCCTTGCGGAATGTGTTGTCTCCAGACATTCGCTTCTTAAAAGCTACTTCTACCGCTTCACGGTCTTCTGGAGTCATTAAATCAAGCAGATTTGCCATATTTACTCCTGATTATCAGGTTTTTCACCTACAATCTTTTGATAGATTTCGAGAATGCCCTCAATTGGCACTTTCGCAAGTACTTTGCGAGCTTCATCCGGCTTATCAAACACGCTGTAAAGAATGTCGCTCAAATTCTTAATAGCCTCTTTAACTCTCGTTAAGTCATTAGTGTTTCGTGCTTCTTTTAATTCGTCGCATAAATCGACGTAAGATAATGTTTGAGCTGAAGACATTGGCGTAACTTTAAACTCTACGCCATCAATCTCGGCAGTGATTTGTTTTGTATATACTGATGTTGAAATAGATACTGACATTGCAATTAAAATCCTTTTTATGCTTAGTATTATGGGTTTATACAGGGTGGCAATAAAAACTTGTGCTTTTCTGAAAATATGTTATAATTGAAGTATTATGGATATGGGTACATTCGTTGGAGCATGGACTGTTATTCAAAACAACGAAAAAAATAAGAAGAAAAATAGTCCAAAAACTTATCCAGTCGAGCATTCAATTATCTTATGGCTTTTATTTGGTGGTATTTTTGCCTATATTCCTGTAATTTACTTTACCTTCTCCAAAAAACATAAATGGCATCTATAAAAATAAGCTCCTTATGAGAGCTTATTTTAGTCATTAAGACTTTATTAACGTTCAGTAACTGGAATAGTCTTCTGTGCAGTTACATCCCATTTAGATGGCTTAGCTAAATCACCGGTGCCAACACGGAAGTAACCGTTATCAGTTGGTTGCATTTGTAGGGTTGCTTCAATAGATACTGCGTCTGTCGTAGATAGTGTCGGATTAAATGTCATATTTACAAGCCCTGCAAAAATGTGAATATCATTATCGTCAGTTTTTTCGCAGACTGGATGGATATTGATAGGTAATGCTTTACGCATACTGCAGTTGTTACTACCGAATACAATTGCACCAGTTTTTTGAGCTTCAGCAGTAGGTTTTTGATATGCGTCTGCCCATAAGACTTTTAGGTAATCCAAGTTTGGCAGATAAACGGTAAAGGTTAATTCTGCTGTTTCTGCTTTACCTGATGGTTGCTTACGGGTGCCAGCTTGAGTTTTTGCTTCTACTGTACCTTCAGCATAGTTTGGCGTAATATCGCCAAGACATTTTGCTGGAATAAGGGTATTTCCAATGCTCATCTCCCATTTACCAGCCATGAGTGTTTCGTCCATATATATTCTCCTTTATGGTTATTAGTAATAGATCGTGCCAGTAAACGACCAGACCATTCGTCCATTAGTATCTAATCCTACATTAGTAATGGATGATGGTGGCATAATAGTTACATTATGATACTCCCGACTAAACACTGGCGGTACTGGTGGGAGTGTACAGATATCGTATGAGTTATTTAGGAACTTTCTTATTTTTTCGAGCTTCTGGTAGCTTTCGATGTCGGTTTTGCCTCTCGAATAAAAGATGTAATCTTGACGATTACGCATGCCCCTATCTTGAGACACTCCGACGCTGGCAATGTAGATACCATTTTTGCCTAAGCCAATTTTCTCCCAGAATAAATCCTGATCAATTTTACCTAGACCGTTATCTTCGAGGAATTTAAGTAATGATAATACGATCATTTCAAAAACTCCTTGAAGCCAAGCTTAGCAACAACATTATCACCAGCTTTTTGCAGATAATACTTAGTATGAGGATTTTTCTTATTCTCAAAGTGTCGACGTCTGGCATATGGCACCCTAGCATCCCCGAACTTAACATGTACTTCGGAATCAGACACAACTTCGACTCGTCCATCGCTTTTTAGATCACCGGTTAATTCTGGAGCTAATGCAATAGCATCCATCAGGATTCTATCGCCCATAGCACGCAAACCATTTCTCCAGTTCTCTCGTTCGACTCGCTCGAAAAGCTTCGTATTGGTTCTAATTATCACCGGCATATTCAGCCCTCTCAAGTGTTAAGATTAAGTGTTCAACCTCATTAGTGTCGAAATTACGCCCTTCAGTTGCACCAACAATCGAATAATCAATATTGTTATAGCGAATACCGTTGCCGATAATTTGCTCGCAAGTTAAACCAGTAAAATCTTCTGGATGGACATGAACAGTGTTATTTGATTTCCGTGTCTCTTGGTTGCCCTGCGAGACCATACCTTCTTTAATCTTAACGATACCTCGAAGGGTTTTTTGACCTATAATTCGGTTGCCATAAACCTCACCTCGACTAATTGTTAGATATTCAAAGGGTACCTCAACAAACATATCAAACACGGTCATAACATCGTCTTTCCGTGCATAATGCCGCTCGAACACTGGCTGTACTTTAATAGCGTTGCACTTTCATTAGATAAAACTAAACTCATCGGACTTTTCTTGTCAGCTGTATAGTTGATAGAAAAATCTTCTACTCGTTTTGACTCGATTCCATTATTATGCTCAAAATCCTGCGTCGCTTTAATGCTGCCAAACATTTTAGCTAGAAGCATTTTGAGGTCGGCAGGAATTAGGTTTGGAAGATTAGGCAAGCAAAGTATATCCTTTAGTTTTAGTTCAGCGATTTCAAAGTAAATATTAAAGTTCTTAGCTTCAACCTCAGAAAGAGGACGACCAAGCAGAGCGACTACTTCATCTTGTGATAACACAGGTTGGTAATTATTCATCTGATCGTCCTTTATTCCTTAGTTTAGTTAATTAAGCATGTGCAAATGCGCCGGCAACAGTCTTGTAGCCTTGTGCAGAACCACCGACATAACGCTCAGTAAGCATGACGTCTTGGTTTTTATTGGTATCGAAATCAGTACGTACGGTTGCGGTAGGTTCACCAATTAAAACGTAGCTTTGGTTGGCGTATGCAATAGCCTTAACGTCTTTACCGACAAGCTCGTCAATTTCAAAGATCTGCTTTACGTCAAGTAAATTAGCAAAGTTAGAGCCTGCTGGGAACATCAAGTGTCCGTCAGAACCTTTAGCTAATTTAAGTTCGGTAGTAAATCCAGTTGGTACAACCAAGATTTTACCGGCGTTTTTCTCGTCCTTGACGGCGCCAACGGCACGGACTGCCAATTCATAGCTACCCTCACCAGTTTCACCTGTAACTTTGGTAGCAACATTTGAACCATAACCACTAGTTGCATTGATGTCGGCAAGCATTGGATAAAGACCACGAGTACCTTGTAGGGTAGCCTTATCACCAGTTCCTTGACCGATTAAAGCACCGACTGCAATAGCGTTAGCGACACGTGCAGCTAATTCTTCAACACGGAAGGCAAGCAATTCACCAGTTTCATCATCGTAGAGGTCTTGCAAGTCGATTGGAAGCTTTTTGTAGATACCAAGACCTTTAAGATCACGACGAACGTTGGTCAGAGACTGGTCAGCTTTTGCATCGCCTTTTTTGTGTCCATTAGCGGTATCACTAGTACCAATTGCGTAAACGGCAGCACTTTTAACTCCTACTGTACGGAAAGTTGCCAAAATACCAGGATTATCGACCCATGCCTTGAAGAAGATATTTTCAATCTGGGATGGCATGATAGCATCACCGGTTACACCTTTAGATTTAAGGTTTTCATTCCATTCACGCATGATCTGTTCATTAGAGCCACGGTGGTTTTTAAGAACGATATTCTTAAAGTCTACAAGTGCAGCTTTTGTTTTGAGATAGTTATTTGCAGAGGCTGGCTGGTTAGGCATGACACCTTTTTCCACAACTGCATCTTTTGCAATTTCTTTGTTGTTCATAGTTTCTTCCTTTTCTTCAGTATTATTAGTTTCGAGTACTTCTTGAGTTTCACCCTCTGACTCGTTAGCGGCTTCTTCCTCTGAATTATCAGGAGCCTTAGGAGCTTCTGTTTCTCCAGTAGGAGTTTCGTCAACTGTTTCGGGGGCTTCTGATGTTTCAGGAGCTTTAGCTTCTGTGGCTTCAGGAATGACCGTGTGGTTTTCTCCATCACCATTAGCATCACCAAAATTGTCGTTTTGTTTTGTCTTCATTTCATCTCCTAGTAAAGATTTAATGGCAAGTAATCTTGCTTCCTTATTGGATCCACGATAGACCAGTGAGACTTCAATCACTTCAGCCTTGCTGATTGTTTCAGAATCAATGTTGTAATCGTAATCAATCATTGTGATCGAGAACGCATTAGACAGATGACCTTCTTCAAGCAGTGTGAGCATTTCTTGGGCGATTTCTCGCTTGGAAATACCAGCCTCAAATGTTAGTTCATTATTCGAGAAGTAAGCAGCACGAATGGAGCCAATCACATCACGAACATCACCGCTGTGGTTCAACATTAAAGGAATATCAATAACTTCACTTACGCCTTCGCTTGGAATAGATGAGACTGTGATATCTCCGCCACCCTTCAGAGGCAGACGTAAACTTGCTACATCTACATGCTCATAATGACGATCTTCGTTATTAGAGCTTGCGACAAAGACAATTCTTCTTTCACCATCAACACTCTTAGTAGAGAGCTTGCCGGTAACTGAAACAATTTTCTGTTTAATTGTCATGTTTTCCTTAAAGTTAATTTAATATTTGCGATTCTGCATCCATATGGACATCTGCTTCATCAAAAGTGATTATGTAAAGATATAGGGTGGCAGTAAAACGTGATAAAATAAGCAGTAACATATGGAGGTATTATGTTGCTCGACGAAATTAAGAAAAAAGCACAAGAATTTTATAATAAAAATATAGCTATTAAACAAAAAACTAAAACAACTGGCGAAACATACTTAGTAAAAAATAATGCTTCCGAAGAAAATATAGATACATTAAAGAAAATGTCTAAACTGGAAGGTATTAGTATTGATAATATCCGATACACTTCTTCTACTGGTGAAAAAATGACGTTTAGCTCTCCTGAAGAGTTAGAGTCTTACTTAAATAAAGATGATGGGCATGATTTAAGTTTGATTGAAGATAGAACTAAAGAATTGACGACAGTTTATGGCGATTATAAAAATCGTAATACCAATGCATGCCCACATTGTGGACACATTTTTGATGAGCCACCTACCAGTGGCAAAAAATGTCCAGAGTGTGGCAATCAATTTTACGTAAGATCTAATAATAGATTGTTTGCTAGTGATCTATTAAAACCTCAAGATGCAATCGCGGCGGATTGTTTTTCTCGTATGCTTAATATGCCGGACTTCGATATAACTGTTGAATTTGCAAGAAATATTTTGGAAAGTCGGCGCAAATCTTTTCCGGTCGAACCGGCTTCTCGCGATGTGATATGGGATATAATGCGAAGATTTCCGGATACCCTATCAAATGATCCATTAAGGATGGTAAAAGCAGTAGAGCGACTGGAACATTTGGTTGCGATATATGAAAATGACTGTGGGAGAGATCCTAGATCGCTGTTAGAGTCTAATGTCGAAAATAATATTGCTTATTGTAAGCTCATGATTATGCTAAATAATCCTGGGCAAGATTATCTATATGTATCTAGTAATAGTTGCTGTGAAATTTGTAGATCTAGGTATGGCGAAAAGATTAAAATTAAAGATGCAGAAGAGAAGATGCCAATTCCGTTCAAAGATTGCCAAAACAAACTACATCCTAAAGACAAATATAATTTCTGTCTAGCTAAATATACTTGGAGTGAACCTCCAATTCTTTAATCTACTTTAAGTCTAATATCAGCTTCGGATGATTGAGGTGTTACAACCTTGAGATTGAAACGTTTCTTACAATATGAACATTTTACATTTTGTACAATCAATGTACTATCTGTTTCAAATAAATATCTATCACAGTGCGGGCATTTGATTTTCATTACAATGTTGCTCTCATTTTCATTCGACAATGACAGTTCGGGTGTAAGCCAGCGCTGTCAACATCTACGAAGTTATTATTAAATATACCACCGTCAACTCCAAGAATACTCTCGTTCTCTCGCAAGAATGGTTCGTCCACCAACACTTCCTTTCCTTCCATAGCCTGGCAAAACTCACATGGATGTGCGGAGGTTGTATGCCATGTCTTATAGATTTTTGCACCAGTCTCATGCATTAGCTGTATCATTGCATCTACACTAGCTTTACCAGCAGAACGATGTTCTTCGGTGCGCGCTAACCTCTGCACTCTCCATTCGTCAGTATTCATAATCTCTCGTAATCTAGTAGCTAGTTCTTCTTTATTTAGCCCCATTTCCTGACCTTGAGCCAAAACATTACGAATGCTTTCTGCAGTTTCTTTAGAGTAAGATTTTGCTACATTCACTAAATATGCTTGGTAATCAGCACGAGTTAAAGTTGATACGATAAATTCAGAAGTAGCGTCAATCGGAATATTATTTGCTTTAAGCAATGCAATACCCTCTGTGTAGGTTGTTTGACCCCTTACTAGCATGTAAGCAATAATGAACGCTAGAATTTCCTGTGCAGTTTTATTTGCTTCTTCCTCATCAATATCATTTACGTCTTTATTAAGCTCATTATTCTCAATCGCACGTTCAATCTGACGGTTCATCTGGTCTCTCAAAACAGACGAAACGTCATCAATAAACTTCTGTTCCTGCTTGGTTGGGGTATGAGCCTTATGACTACAAGTACAGTGATCGTGATGTTTTTCTTGATTGACATCAATAGCTTTATTTTTATCCGCATCATTAGACTGTGTCGAATCAGGAGCGTCTTCTACTTCATCACCTTCGTCCACTTCTGGTTTATCATTCACAATAACTGGCTTTACATAGCCTTGTTTAAGTAGTTTGTAGCCTTTAGATAGATTAAATGCGTCAACTACTGAATCGAGTGAGTAGCCATTCATTACTGCTTGATTAATTAAATTAAACTCAGTCATTTTTCGTTCAGCATCAATCTTCTCTTCATCAGCAATACCGGGAATATCTAGATCAAACGTGATGGCATAGCCAAGACCGCCAGTAACTCGATTAAGTTCATGAGTGAGTCTGGAATAAATCTTTGTCGCAAATGGCTCTACAGTGTATTTAATGAAAATTTGCTCATCTACACGGACTGAAGCGTAAGTATTATTATCATTTACGCCACGAATACTTGCCGGTACACCAAAGGCACTATCAATCTTATCATTTGCTTGCTTGAAGACTGAATCAAGCGACATATCTTTGTTCGACTGAGAAAACGGCACCCATTCAATCTGTGCAGATGTTGCTGCTCCAGTTGCTGGGTCAATTGGACGATGAGAATAGATAACATTATTATTCCTGCCACTTCCACGGTGTGAACTTTGCATTTTAGCAACAATGTCTTCAAACTGCGCCCCATCTTTCGCTGTAACGATAAATTGACCAGCTGGCACAGCACCATTCTCGAAGAAGCCTGCTTGGTAGGCAGCGATATAGTCGTCAACATTAGCCCATTTAGAAATAGCATTGCTTGGCGCGTATCCACGGCTGAGGTTATATGGGTCATAGCCTGAATAGATTTCAATAACTTCATTTTCTGAATAAGTTGAACCACTACATTGATAATATTTCTTGCCACCACTAACGACTTCGCTTACGCCTTCGAGAAATGTCAGACCAGCAAAATTATTTTCAGTGATATCACCACCAGCACAAGCCGTATTACCCTCATAATGCCACAAAAGTAAATATACTTTTGGGTGAACCAGTGCCATGACTGCCAATGCTTCACGAAAGTCTGTTGCAGACATCTGCTTATTTGGACGATATAGTGCATTTACGACGTTTGGATTATTTTTGACTGGTTTACCATTAGCGTCTATTGCGTATGGTCTAATAACGATGAATTTATTAACAATCGCTTTGATTGATGGGTAGGTATTGTCATAGCTATTACCCTTATAAAAACTATAAGCTAGTGGCATTGGGCGATAATAACCAGCAGGATGAGAGCTAGTATCATATAATGCTGATTTTGATTTTGCGTTAAATAATCTCTTTAATTTATCAAGCATGAAATATTTCCTTGCGATAGATTATGATTCTATACAGGGTGGCAGATGAATAAAGCGATAATGTTATATCTTTACTTATATAGTTGAATATATAAGAAGCAAAAATACATAAAATAACAGAGAGAAAATAGGCATTTTTCTTAATTTAAATAATGTAGAATGTTATATCTAGCCAACGATTATTCCGCCATATTCGATTTTTGGCGGCTCTGGTGGAGTATAGAAACAAAGAATTGTAGCATCTGCAAGGTCAGGTGAGCGGAAACCCCGTTTTTTATAATCATCCTTACTTTCAACACCCCTACGCCCTTTACTGTCCATCTTCCATTCACGATTTGATAGTTCGACCAATAAATCTTTGTCGTTGGCAATACTGATATTATCGATAATAGATTGTAAATAAAACCACGCCTCGGAAATAAGGTTCGGATATTTGTCTGAGTTTGAAGCTTTGGCTCCGAAATTGATTGGAATAATATTGTAGCCTCTTGCAATCATTTCATCCGTAACGCCGCCACCAACACCAGTATCATCGATTTTGATTAGGACATCTTTGTCCGCACCAATAAAATTGACTAGTAGATCACAAACCTCGGTTGTACGTTTTTTAGTAAACGAGGCTCGTCCAATTTCTTTTAATCCTTTTCTCTTCACAAACACTGTCCGGTCTCCACCAAGACGAGCCACATCCACCCCGACCTCAATTGCTCCTTCGTCGTCAACCTCTCTCCCCATAGCCTCAATTACTTGAGCGGTCTGGATGATATTTTTATCTGAAATAGCGAGCGCCTTACCTAAATAATCGTGAGCATAATCTTCTGGATGATTGATTCTGGCTTGCTCTATTTCGTAAAGAATTTCATTGGAAAGCCAGCCGTTTTTCTGCGCAATTCGATAGTCCACTTCTAAATGCCAGACATCTTTACGTGGAGGGTTCGTAATAAAATAAGAAATCACAGGGTCAAGGTCGGTGAGGCGGTTTAGTGTCCAAATAATTTTACTACCAGGCTTGCGAATAGTTGGATTAAGAATACGAATTGATTTAAGGGTAATGGTTTGAGCTTCATCAATCCACGCTATATCAATACCTTCGAGCGATTTGATGGTGGTTTCTACATTGCGATCCAAACCCTTAAAAATGAAAGTTGAGCCAGTATTGGTGTTCGTAATAGTATCATTTGTCCAAACAAACTCTGAAAAGCCATATTGTTGGATTAAGTCAATCAGAAGTTGATATGAGCTATCTGCTATATTTTTCTGAAACTGACGTAAGCAAGCAATACGCACTCGCTTTGAACGAGCCGTTAGTAGTAAAAACCGAGCCACGGTATGGCTCTTTAGGGAATAACGTCCACCCTCAATAACAGCATGTCGCCACCAACTATCAAAAAGCGGCTTAAACTCACTTGGTAGCTTTACGAGTGTTTTTGCTATCACCATCCACAAACTCCACCAGCGCTACTGGTATTTCTATCTTCTCACCACCGGATGTAATATCACGCTTCTCGGTAATACGAGCTTTTAACTTGTTATATTCAGCAATTGCTTTCATCTTAGCACTAAAATCAGCATCCTGTACGATGAGCTTCTCGAGTTGTTTGTCCACGAACTGATCGTTTAATCCATGGGCTTCAAAAATTTCATCTATTCTTTCGAGAATGTAAGGTTTTGTCAGGTTCTCGCATGCACCCGCTTTCGCTGTCCTATACCAACCAGGTTTACTGGTGTCAACATTATAAGCCTCAATATATGACTGAACGCCATTGCCAAAAAATTCTCTATCACCAGCATAAAGCTGACAGAATAGCTCCTGTTGTGGCGTTAGTTTATGCCCGCTCTTTGTGGTTGGCTTGACAGTAGATTTTACCACCTTTTTACTCTTACTCTTTTTCATTCCCTCTGATCTTTCTCAATATAATCAAGTAGGTCTTTATTCTCGTAAATATTACCTTCAACTTCATAATCTACCTCCCAGCTCCTATCGAGAGACATCTCATCTAGATAATCTTCTAACGGAAGTAAATAAAACTTACAGTTATCTCTATCCCACGTTACTCTAAAATAGCCCTGACCAATAATGAGTAAGATATCATCTTCATAGATTTCTTTACCCTCTTTGTCGGTACGACCTGTGAATTGATTGACAATAAAATCATCATTTTTTAAATAATCAGAAAAGCAGTCCATGCCAAGTTCGATTCTTTCTTCAAACTCATTTTGGATGTTATAAATCATTTTCTTTTCTGGTTTATACCACGCTCTGAACTTTAATTCACGCATTGCTATTACTCCTCTTCTATAGTAGGACGATCTTCATCTGGATCAAAGCTTGTAATTTGGATTTCATTCATTACTACATTTGCACATGAGTCAAAAACTCATTCTGTTCATCAGATGACATTCTCTCCCATTTTTCTTTTTCTATATTTAACTCTCTATAGCCATGTCTTGAATACTCATGAATATGGTTTAATGGCTGTGTAATTTTTAACATTTTAGTCATTTTAATTATCCTTTCTTATTTCTCCTTATTCTTCAGAACCATCTAAGACCCCCTGTGGAGCGTCTCTAAAAAACCTACCGATACTAGAGATTGTTGGGAAGAACCTAGTAACCTCATCAGGCTTCAATAATTCTGAATAATCATACTTTGAAGCATACTCTAGTAATGGGTGCATTCTCATGGCTCTAATTACTAATGCTATTTGTTCCCTTGACGGGATTGATATTGGAGCATTACCAAAAAGACTACTCTCTTGAATAAGTGTCGGCATAATGTAATCAACGATATTTTGCCCATCCGGCATTGTCCTAGTTTTATGTCCTGTGTATGTCATTTAGCTTCCTTTATTATTTTGTCAATTACCTCTTTGCAGCCTTTTTCAATGTCTTCTACTCTCCACTTACGACCATCCATGAAATGTCCAGAGAGATTTATAAAATCCGTGCAGTGAGCGTAATCCCATCCTAAGTACCATCCCTCCGGCAATCTGAATCTCTTGTCTAGGTCTTCGCCACTAAAGGTAAACCCCCCGTAGACTAGGCATTTATCGTCTATTTCGAGGTGGTCTTTTTTGTAATATGGGTGGCTTTTCGGAATTCTAATATAGGCGTTTGGGTGGCTAGCACACCACACAATAAAGAATTCATAGCCGGAGTGCTTGCCTTTAGTTATTGTCTCAAACATTGGCGGTTTTTCCATACTGTAAAGTTCCATTAGTCTGTCCATTATTTTTCCTCACTTAAATATTTAATTACTTCTTCTTTTGTCCCCTCAAAACGAGTTTTGCTATGTTTCCCGGCGAGAAATCCTAGAGTTAAGATAATAAACATAACATCTACGACCGTAGATCCGCCTAAAAGCCAGTGATTAAATAGGAGTAATCCAGCAAACATTGAAAATGTAACTATATCTTTAATAATTGAACCTATTACTGACTCGTTTATAACTATGTATTTAGTTTTGTCGTCATCCATATAACTCTCCTTAATAATTCACGGGAAACATTTCTGACCCCTTTGGTTTTTGTGGCAATGTTACTGCGATATCAATATCTTTCACTCTTTTTTCTCTTAAAAATCGCTCTGTCTTTTTAATTTCTGATAAATTAGAGTTCATGATTTTATGTTTAGTGTCGTCATGGGCGGTATAGCGGATTATGTAGTTGATCGGAGTAGCCGGTTTTACGTATGTGCGCGTCTTTTTCATAAAATTTCCTTTTTAGTGCCACACTTGCCACATTTACTACCTATCGTATGGGTCATACAATAGCAGTTTGTGCAGAGGCTAATGTTATTAGAATTTTCTACGCTAGTTCTGAACTCTTTATATTCATCCTCTGTATGAGTGCCGTTGTAGTACTTCATTGCCTCATCAATTCCACTAGACTCACATATCATGGCAGTCTTGAGTACTATTGTGGCTTCATTAACTAATCGTTTAAACGTCTCCTCTCGTACATCTTCGTGGGTAAGCTTGATGTCTGAATAGGTTAGGGCTATTATTCTCTCTACTATTTGATTAATCGTTGATAGTTTCATTTTTACCTCTCTTCTCGGAGAAGTGCCATCAGTGGCTCGACTCACTGACACGGATCCCATTAACTTAGCTTTTCGGTTTGGCACTTCTTTCATTTTGTCTATCTAAAAATTCTGAATAAGTAATAGCCTCTCTTTCACCATCTTCGTTCTCAAAAACCACTAAGGGTAGCTCAATATCAAATGAGTTTGCTTCTTGTTGCCATGTAGGGTTCAATTCAATCCTTTTAACAATGAAGTTGGTCAATTTAATTTGATTATTGATAATAAACTGGTGAAGTGGGGTGTATTTGCCGGCTCTATCACAGCCATAACACTCTTTAAGATAGAGAGTAACTTTAGTATCTTGATTTATCATAAAATCTTTCATTGTTCCTCGCTCTACCTTTCTCTGGAATTATTCTAGCTGTGGATTTTCTTACCCAATCAGGTAAGTTTCCGGTTGTAATACTAATGTCGTGTAGGGTGGCAAGACGACGTATCGTACTTATGTCTAGATAGCGGTAATCTCGAAGTGCGCGCATGAACGGTCGCCAGTGATAAGTCCAGAAGTTCCTCTGTCGAACGTCCCATCTAGTAAATTTCTGCCAGCCGTATTTATCTTTGATATAAATATCACGTGGATTAACAAACCATATTTCAAGACCATTCGTTTTCCGAACGGACACCTGATAATTTCTTGCCACTTTACCTCCTCGCAAGATTTTTATTAGTTATGACACATATGTTTGGTTAGTTACCTGTTAATGGGTCTCCACTGCAGCTCATAGCGCTGAATCTTACAGTGGAGACAAACAACTTAAAACTAACGTGAGGAGATAATATAAATTACCTTGTACCAACAATCTACAATAGTAGAAATTCAATAGTTAATAGTTATTAGTTTTAAGTTAGTGGGGTAGTGGCTGCGTCTGTATTGACATTTAACTAACTATTTACTTAAGGGGGTATTTTGTCAGCACCACATTACAATTTATTTGAGTCCTTTTAGCTTTTTTAGTAGCTCTCTAAATCCTCTATTACTACCAATCTTTTTACCGCTCCACCACCCTGAGTAAGGAAAGAGTTGAATATCAATCCCACTAGGATGGTGAATGATTAAAAGTGTATGGTTAGCAACTTCGACTTCATATCCAAGCTTTTCTAAAGTTTCTTGGCAAGATTTCATCCTGATAGGTTGAAGCTCTGCCTCACGCTCTTGATCTAATCTATTGCTCATTTTTATTGAAATCTTCGAAGTCAATATCAAAACACTTGGCGAGTACGTTTTTGATTTCTTTCGCAATTTCTTTCTTTACATCCTCATCATCATCTTCTTCATCATCACAGTCATTATCACTGTCTTTTTCATCTTCAGGTTTTGAGGATTTTATCTTTTCAAAATTAAATTTAAGTTTTTCTAAGATTGTTCTGCCGAGATCGATATTTGCTTTTGTTACGATTTCAAAAAGCAGATTCATCATTTCATAGATTGAAAAATCTGTGCCTGCTACAGCCCGTACTGATTCACCAGTATTAGTCAATCCAATAATCATATATCCAATAAGTTTATCTTTTGAAACACTTTCTTTAATTGTTTCGGTTGCAGAGTCAAGATTCTCTAATTCTTTGTGTTTAATTGTTCTAGCACCTGTAGACTTGATTAATTTTTCTATTAACTCATTTAATTTATCGTTTATTTCGTTGTTTTTCATAGTTTCTCCTTAAAAATTTAATTATTACTCTAGCCCTTTGCCTTGATCTAACCTATTGCCATATCCGTTATTGATTAAATATTCACGAAGTTCCGCCGCCATTGTTAAAATCCAGTTCAAGCCATCTTCAAGTGTTTTACGATTCAGATACACAATGCCGACGGTAATATGATTTTTGTCGGTATGGTGGATGTGCTGATTCTTGCAATAGAACTCAAACCGCTTAAGTTCAGGGTAAAGCACTTGGTAGACTTCTGATTGCTTTGAGTTGGTATAGTCTGAAGCCGTAGCTTTGCCTGTCTTCCAGTCAATTCCGGTTGTGCCATCTTTAACATCTAGTACACCAGAAATTACACACCAATCTGTTAATTTGCGGACTCGTTTAGTTGCCAACTCGATTTCTGGCGCTTCCAATTTGCGACCACCAAAGATTTTTGGGATTGCTTTATGTTTTATGACGTATCGTTCCCAAATACCGTGCATCTTCTTACCAAACTCCAACGCTTCAGTCGATTCGACTTTAACGCCAGTATATGGAGCAATAGCCCTATCGATGTCTCCACTCGCCCAAGCATTTAAGATCGAATAGCTAACACGAATCGCGCCAAAACCATCATTATTCATCGGAAGCCTCGCTTACATTTATTCTGATCGTCTTTTTACGTTCTACTTCTGTGATACCAGCAGGTAGTCGGTAATATTTTGCTCGGTGTTCATCAACTGCCTTTGAATCGATTGACCACGTGGTCTTTTTCTTCCAGAACTTAGAGCTATGAAACTTGGCTTCGCCATTGTCTTTATATTTTGAGCCGGCAGCAGAATAGTTAATTTTGATTTTCTCGCCTTTAATGGCTGAAAAATTTGGATTAAACTCTAATGCTTGTCGTTCAATCTCTGATTTAAGTAATTCAACCGCATTATTAACTTCAGCTTGAATTTCCAAGAGGCGAATAATTGCATTTTCAGCATTAGGATTAACGATAAAGTCTTTGCCTTCATTTTGTGTCTGAAAAATTTCAGTTGGGTTAATTTTTACTATTAACTCGTTGTTCATTTTGTCCTCTTCTCATATTTCTTTATCAAGATTGAAACTTGTTGCCCAAGCCTCGCTAAGTCATTGATAGTATCATCAAATATTTGTTGGTCTGGCTTACCTTTGTCGAAAATTACATACTCGCTCATTTCTTCACGCATATATTCATAAGAATGGTAAATAGTACCGCGCAAATTTTTGAGCATAGCTATATCTCTTTCGTTCATTTTTTATTTTCCTGTTCTAGTTGATCGGCTAAACTACTTACTTCCTCGACAATCTCTGCCTCTTGAGTCTCTGTGAGTTCTGGCTTGCGTTGTGGATTGTCTTCGTATTCACCATCAACAGCCTGATCTTCTTGAATTGCTTTTTGAAGCTGAGTATTTAGAGGACCGAATTTACTAATCAAAAGCTTCAATACAGTTTTCTTTGCCATCGAGTCAAAATCATCACTCCAAAGCCCCGAGCCGTATTTGGCAAAATTTTTAGAATACTTCTTGGCATGTGTATTTAGTTCTTCGACCGTCATATAGAGCGACTTCTCGAAGCCATTTAATAGTCTGAAATAAGCCACGAAACCAATTGTGGGAGCTTTTTCTCGTTTAGATGAGTCTTCTATCCATTTGAACTCCATCTCGCCGCTTAGACGGTTAAAATTGATAATTTCACCCTCTTTTATTTCAGTGGCATTGATAGTTTTGTAAAAACCGGAACGTTGAGCCAGTTGAATAAAACCCTTGTAGCCCATTTGAAATTGGCAGACCGTTTCTTCGTCCTTCTTATTCCTATTTAGCGTATAAGGGATTAGGTAAGCAAAACCTAAGTTCTGGTTAATAGGTAGATCCATTGATGCAGCAATTAGCGCCGCCGAAACTACACTCTCAGGCTTACAAGTATTGAGTAGTTTATTAGCATTTGCTGCTGCAACTAAACTCGTTATAAATTGTGATGCTCGTTTACCAAGTAAGTCATTAAGACGAGCGCTAACAGCATCTTCTCGGATATATTGAGCTATTGATAATCGTGTCTCTGTCATTTTTATTGTAATGGCTCCTGCCATTCTCCTTCTTCGTCATCTGCTACTTCACTACTATGTCCATCTGGATATTCAATCAATTTGCCACGCTTAAATGTTCGCCAAGCGCCACAATTGTTGCAAACTTCAACATCCTGATAGTCATCAACGTAATCACCCTTAATTGGATCTGCATGACCAAAATCATACTTATCGATATGAGTCTCCTCATGTAGGCAAGTCGAAATAGCGTCATCGATTACTTTTACTTCAATTTTCATTTTTCCATCTTTCTCCAA